AGATTTATTACAGCCACAGGCGGAACTATAACAACATCTGGAGATTATAAAATTCATACGTTTAATAGTCCTGGAACTTTTTGTGTAAGTGCTGGAGCTGGTCCTGTATCAGTAGCTGATTATTTAGTTGTAGCTGGTGGAGGTTCAGGTGGTACTAATAGTTCAGGATCTGGTGGAGGTGGAGCTGGAGGTTACAGAGAATCAGTTCCTAGTCCTGCAGCTTGGACAGGAAGTCCATTAGCCAATCCAGGAGGAGCATTACCAATCGCAACCGGTTGTTATCCAATAACTGTTGGAGCCGGCGGTGCAGGATTAACTGCGCCATGCTCATCTAACAGTGGTTCTAATTCAATATTTTCAACAATAACATCTGCTGGCGGCGGAGGTGGTAGTAATAAACCTTGTGCTGTCGGTCAAGGTAAAGATGGAGGTTCTGGTGGTGGAGGAGTTGGTGGTTATGGTGGTAACCCTTGTTCTGCAACAGGTGGAGTAGGAAACACACCCCCTGTAAGTCCACCTCAAGGTAATCCTGGTGGAACAGGAACACCTGGATCAGGATCAGATGACGCTGGTGGAGGCGGAGGCGGTGCTTCTGCCGCTGGTTCAAATGGTGGTCCAGGATCTAATCCAGGAGGAGCTGGTGCAGCTGGTGTAGCATCTTGTATTACAGCATCCCCAGTTACAAGAGCTGGTGGCGGTGGTGGTGCAGTTAGAAGAGGTGATGGTCAACCTACAGGTAGAAATGGAGGACCAGGTGGCTCTGGCGGAGGCGGAGATGGTGGAGGAAAACCAAATCCAGCAACTGCAGGAACTGCAGGAACAGCTAACACTGGTGGTGGCGGTGGTGGAGGAGGATCTAGTAGTGGTTCTGGTGGATCAGGTGTAGTAATAATAAGGTATAAATATCAATAATTATGAGTGAAATAAAAGTAAATAAAATTAGTCCAAGAACAGCGTGTGGTACAACTACATTAGGAGATAATGGAGACACATTTAATCTTCCTAGTGGTACTACTTTGACAGTTGCATCTGGTGCAACAATCACAAACAATGGAACGCAGACAGGTTTTGGTAGATCAGGTGCTGTTGACTGGCAAACATCTTCAATTAAAACTTCTACATTTACAGCAGCAAATGGTGAAGGATATTTCTGTAATACAACATCTGGTGGTTTTACAGTTAATTTACCAGCAGGTTCTGCTGGAGCAATAGTTTCATTTTCAGATTACACAAGAACTTTTGGTTCAAATAATTTAACAATAACACCTAATGGTTCAGAAAAAATAGGTGGAGTTGCAGCAAGTGTATATTTAAATGTAAATGGTCAAGCAATTACTTTAGTTTATGTAGATGCAACTGAAGGATGGATAAATATTCAAAATGCTGAAGATACCGAAACAGGTGTTGTTCCAGCTTATATAACAGCAACAGGTGGAACTATAACAACAGTATGCACAAACTATAAAGTTCACACTTTTACAGGTCCAGGAACTTTTACAGTTTGTTCAGTAGGTAATGCTGCTGGATCAAACGAAGTTTCTTATGTAGTTGTAGCTGGTGGAGCAGGAACTGGTTCAAGATGGCATGCTGGTGGAGGAGGTGCAGGTGGTTACAGAGAAGGTAGAACATCTCAATGTAATACTTGGACAGCTAGTCCATTAAATGCACCAGCAGGTTTACCTGTATCAGCACAAGGTTATCCAATTGTAGTTGGAGCAGGTGGTTCTGATGGAGGTGCTCCAGGAAATAATCCAGCTCCAGGTGGTGGAAACAATTCAAGTTTTTCAACAATAACATCTGCAGGTGGTGGTAAAGGTGGAACATTTAATGAAGCAGGAGGTAATGGTGGTTCTGGAGGTGGTGGAGGAAGTGCTCCTGGTTCTCCAATGGGTGGAGGAACAGGAAATACACCTCCTGTTAGTCCTCCTCAAGGTACAAATGGTGGTGCTGGAGCTTATCCTAGTGGTGGTGGTTCTGGTGGTGGAGGTGGTGGAGCAACACAAGCTGGAAGTGCAAGTCCTAATACATCAACTGCAGGAGATGGTGGGGATGGTGCAACTTCTTCAATTAATGGAACTCCAACAGCAAGAGCTGGTGGAGGAGCAGGTGCTCAATCTCCATGTGGTACAGCAGGTACAGGTGGTACAGGTGGTGGAGCAAATCCTGGTTCAAGTGGAACAGCAAATACTGGTGGTGGCGGAGGTGGTCCATCGTCTCCACAAGGTACTCAAGCACCTGGATCAAGTGGTGGATCTGGTATAGTATTAATAAGGTACAGATTTCAATAGTTGAATGATAATTAAAAATAAGATATAAGGAGAAACATTATGGCACATTTTGCAAAATTAGGAGCTAACGGAAAAGTTATTCAAGTATTAACACTTGATAACAAAGATATGCTTAACGCTGATAACGTTGAAGATGAATCAGTAGGTCAACAATATTTAGAAACACATAATAATTGGCCTGCACAAATGTGGATTCAAACTTCATACAATACATCACGTAATCAACATAACTCTGGTGATAACTCAAAAGCATTTAGAGGAAACTATGCAGGCATAGGTTATGAATGGGATGAAGATAATCAAATCTTTTGGTCTAAATCACCTTATCTATCTTGGGTAAAAAACCTTGCAACTGCATCTTGGCAATCACCAATCGGTGATGCTCCAGCATTAACAGCTGAACAAACTTCACAAAATGAAGCTGGTACTCACCAATGGGAATATGTTTGGAATGAATCAGGCCAGTCTTGGGACTTGACAGATACAAAAGAGTAAATTAAAAATGGTGGTGGTATGCAGAAGAAAGTATTAACAGAACAAGCTCTATATTATGGTGATGTCGATATGCCTAAAGATTGGGACATTGACCGAAATAAGTTATCAGACGACATTTTACAATCACAAATTCAAAACAAACAATTTCCATTTTCACGAACTTGGGATATGTTGAATACTTATATGCGAGAACATATTGGTCTTGAATATAATATTAATTTAGTTAACAAAGAAACGTGGGGCAATGTTTATAAACCTGCAGAGACTACAATTCCTTTATTAAATATTGATCCAGTAGATTTACGAAACTCACCAGACTTTACATTATTATATGGAGTCAAAGTAAAAGACTGTATGGTTAGAATACACTTTGAAGACAACAGACGTAAAGGTAGATCTTGGGATATAAAACTTAAAAACAATATGTTTATTATGTTTCCATCAACTAATATGTATTACTTAACTAATAACCAGAAAGATAGTTTGAATTTTGTTCAAACCATAACCTATGAATATATCTAATTATTATTGGTATTTTAAATCGGCACTAACACCTAAATTTTGTGATGATGTTATAAAATATGCTAATCAACAAAAAGAAGTTATGGCTAGAACAGGTGGGTATGGTGATAGAAAATTAAAAAAGCAAGAAGTATTAGATTTAAAAAGAAAAAGAAATTCTGATTTAGTGTGGTTAAATGATACTTGGATATATAAAGAAATACATCCATTTGTTCATAAAGCTAATAAAAATGCTGGTTGGAATTTTGAATGGGATAGAAGTGAATCTTGTCAGTTTACAAAGTATAAATTAAATCAATATTATGATTGGCATTGTGATAGTTGGGATAAACCTTATGAAAGAAAAAATAAAAATGCTTCTGACCATGGTAAAATTAGAAAACTATCTATGACTTGTCAATTAACAGATGGTTCAGAATACAAAGGTGGTGAATTAGAATTTGATTTTAGAAACTATGATCCACATATGCGAGACGAATCAAAACATAGAGTACAATGTAAAGAAATATTACCAAAAGGATCTATCATTGTATTTCCTAGTTTTGTTTGGCATAGAGTTAAACCAGTAATATCAGGCACAAGATATAGTCTTGTGGTATGGCATTTAGGGAGGCCTTTTAGATAATGTTTATAAATAATTATTTTCCAACTGTAATATGGAATGAAGAAAAACCAGAGTTTGTAAAATCTTTAACAAAAGCTACTAACAAATATATTAAAGCTGCTAAAAATTTTCCAGAAGCTAAAGCACATATAAAAAAGTTTGGTGACTTTGGAAGATCATATCACTCAACACCACTTACAGCTGATAATGACTTTTTAGATTTTAGAAATTACATTGGTCAAAAGTCTTGGGAATATTTAGATTTTCAAGGTTTTGATATGCAACAATACTCAACTATGTTTAGTGAGATGTGGGTACAAGAATTTGCTAAAAAAGGCGGTGGTCACCATTCAGCGCATATACATTGGAACCAACACGTATCAGGTTTTTATTTTTTAAAATGTAGTGATAAAACATCATATCCTGTTTTTCATGAACCAAGAACAGGTGCTAGAGCTACAAAATTAAAAATGAAACCAGATAGAAAAGGTGTTTGGCCAGGTGAAGAACTTATAAACTTTAAACTTACACCGGGTACCTTAATTATATTTCCAGGATTTTTAGAACACGAGTTTAGTGTAGACTTTGGTAAAGAGCCTTTTAGATTTATACATTGGAATATACAAGCAGTGCCAAAAGAAATGGCTAAAGATGTTTAATATTTTTAGTTCTTTTTTATCAATAAAAAATTTTAAATTTAATATAAAAAAATATGAAGAAGAAATTTTAAGTGCAAAGATAAAAAATAAAGGAACAACAAGAAGTAATTATAACGGGTGGCAAAGTGATACATTTGAAACAGTTCCAAAAAATCTTACAGTTTTATTTAAAAAAATTAGTGTTCATGTTAAAGAGATAGAAAAAAA